TCAACAGCCCACAGTCGATTGCCGATTGTTAACAATTTCGCCCCCCAAACATCACAGTTGACTGTTAACAGTTAGCAGGCCCCAGATGTTTCTTGCAATCTCTGTGCCAAAATCTTGTATTTGTCGGTCTATATTTTTTTTCATTTTTTTTCAATTTAGCCCATTTTTCCCTTGACACTCTGATATCTATTTTGTAAAATAGTAATCAAGTTGGTCAAGGGATCAATGAGTAACACCTAAACGGAGAACGGGAAAATGAGAGACAAAGATCGGTACCAGAAAAAAAGTTACTCATGGAATAGGGATCGTGCCCGTAAGGCGGATCTTTGCCTTGACGCGGACTGGGAAGACGTCCCACAGGAAGATATCTTGGCCGCTCTGAAGGATGCGATGGGCGACGGGTTCGTCGCCTGGGTAGACGTCCGGGCCATGTACGATCGGATCATGCGATCCGATCGATAGCATTCAATCCGGGCCCGGGAATTGTCCCGGGCCCATTAGGGGAATGGGAAAATGAACGGATTCACAATAAAGGAAAAAAGCCAAAACGCAAAGTTGGTCGGGAACCCAGAACTCCGCAAGGCCGAAGGCCTATCAGTCAATGCTAGTTATCTCTCACAGGAAACGTGCCCCAATGATTGCCCGTTCCTTGGTTCGGGTTGCTATGCCGAAAGTGGAAATACGGCATTTACAACCCGAAGGATCAACAAGATTGCGAAGGCCTGGGTTGCGATCTTCGGGAAGGCCGCAACTATCCGACGGATCATAAATGCGTACGTGAAAAGAATTGACGCATTAGATCCCGTTCGGGATTTTCGTCATGCCGTAGTTGGTGATTGCCCGGATAGGCGCTCGGCTTCTAAGGTAGGCCGCGCCATGGTGCGCTATCAAAAGCGCGCCATGCGGCTCTACGGGGCCGTAGTGTCCGCTTGGGCCTTCGCCCACGGTTGGCGCACAATACTTGAAAAATACTGGTATGGTGCTAACGTGATCGCATCATGTGAGACAACCGCCGATATCAGGTTGGCACGATCACGCGGATACGCTACGGCCATCGTGGTCGATCGGTTTAAATCCGATCGCGCCTATCAGCTTGACGGCCACACGATCGTTCCGTGCCCAGCTCAAACACAACACGTTCCTTGCGTCAAATGTCGGCTTTGCCTGGACGTATCCAGGTTGAAGCGAGCGGAGATTACGATCGGTTTCGCAACACACGGTTCCGGCGCAGGCCTTGCGGACCAAGCCTTAATGGATTCAATTAGGGCATGGAAGATCGGTCAGGGCATGGAGTGGGATAGAGAAAAAAGAAAGTAGTCAACGCATCTCAGGAATCCCCCCATAAAGGCGCCTCCGGGCGCCCCGGTGGGCCGAGATATCGGCCCTCCGGGCCGCCTGGATAACCCAGGCGGAATATCAAGGAGCCGGATAATGGGCCGCAAAACCCAGTTTCTGATCGTCGCCAAAATGAACGAGAGAGTGATTGAGACGTTGCGGGTGACCGCGCCATCGGCGGAAATGGCGATTAAAAGGGCGTGCGTCCTGCGGCCTATTGCTGGATGCGCCCTCGAGGCCAAAGAAGTCAGCTGGAAACGAATCTCAGGTAGGACTGTCGTTGTCCACAGGACATAGACCAGGCGCCTCCGGGCGCCCCGGTGGGCCGAGATATCGGCCCTCCGGGCCGCTTGGATGACCCAGGCGGAATATCAAGGGGGTCGGAAAATGGAACGGATGTACGGAGCAGAGATAGAAGTATCGGCGGCGCAATTGACGCAACTTCGGGCTTTGATGCACGCCTTGGCGGCGGAGGGCGGACACGATCTGACTCGATCCTACGATACAGGGGATAGAGATCTAGCGGCGGATTATGCAATCCAGGACATGCCGGATCTGCTGCACCTCGCGGAAGAGGCGGCGTCGCGGAACCCGGATGTTGATTTTTTATCAGATCCTGAAATCCTGGTGTATACCCGTCCGCTGTTCGGGTTATCGGTATTTGTGTGACGGGCGCCTCCGGGCGCCCCGGCGGGCCGAGATATCGGCCCTCCGGGCCGCCCGAAGAGCCCGGGAAAATCCCGGGCTCTTTTTTTGTCCGCGCCCCGAAACTTATCATTCGAAACTTATCATTGAAACCTATCATCGCAAACCGACAAACTTATCATTGAAAAAAGGGCCCCATTTTTCCCGATGATAAGGACGGCGAGGCCCCAAAAAAAGCCTTGACAAAATTTTCCCAAAGCGCGACCTCGCGCTTTGCATCCCCCTCCCTGTGCCGTCCCCACAAAGGGGCCCCTTATCCATTTGCCGGTTGTCACATGTTGCCCGGGACAGGATTAGGGGCCCCATGATGCTTGGTCTTGCCAAACGGTTCCTGGGGTGTTATAGGGTTTCACGTGGAACCTGTCTCTGTATGGTGGGCGCATTTCTACTGGTGGAACGGGGTGGCGGGGCCTGGAGTGCCGGGTTACGCGAAGGTGTGAGGATGAAACCCCTCCAAATCGCCATTTGGGCCATTACTTGGACCATTTTTCTGCTCACGGGAATGGTCCTTATCACGTTGTTACGGATCGCGGCGTACATCCCCTTTTAGATACGGTGAGGCAGAATTAACCATATGGTTCTTCTTCGGGAGCTAGGCGGGGTTCTGGTTGACGAGTTGATGTTGGTCCACGATCGGTTAGCGAGGAGGGAGAATCTAAGCTCGGTTGTCATTTCCCAGTACGCGACGGCTGAGAAGGACTACATTTCATCCATTGCTGCTGGGATGCTTGCTATCGGGGGGGTTCACGGGCCTGTGAGCCAGGTAGTGAGATTCCTTTCCGGGTCTTCTTACGCAGAAGAGGCGAGGCTCAGAATCAAGGGGAAGCGTTTGGTTCCTGGTTGGGGTTCTGGTTTCGTGAAAGGCAGACCTGACCCGGAGCTTTCGAGGATTGACCGTGTTCTATGTGTAAGGAACCGGGACATCTGGGACAGGATAAGGGAAATCACGGACATACTCCACGAAAGCGGCAAGAAGGTCTTTCCCAATGCGGCCTGTTACACGGGTTCTGTTTGTTTGGCCCTGGGATTTCCGGCGGAAGCGGCTCTTTACTGGTTGATCAGGGGTCGAATTGGTGCCTGGACAGAGATTTATCTCGAAAACTACAATCCAAGGCTCTGAGGGGTTGGTTTTCCTCCGCGAACTATGGTGGTTTCTGGCATATCGCTGGTGGTGGTGGGTGGGGATATTGGTTGCGGGGACGGTGTTTTTGTTGTATCTGGCCTCTTTGAGTGCCTGGGAGTGCGAGCATCATCCGGTAGCGCGGAAGTCGGATTTCTGCCAGAAGATAGCCCTCATGAGGATGGAGAATGACGGATCTTGAGTTAGCAAAGATACTTGAGGACGAATCTGCGAAGATTGGAGTCATACATCCCCGCCAGTTATGTCTTGAACACATGATGATTCCCTACAAGCCTGTTTCCAAGACGATTGAGATATACCTTGATCGTGTTGGGGAGGAGCAATTAACACCGGACGAGGCTCTATGGTATACTTTTGCCCTTGGATTCAGGGTTGGGCGGGTGGAGAGGGATACCGGGCGGAAGATATTGTTGCCGAATGAGGCAAAAGGAAGGTACGGGGATTTTTGATACCTGTATTTGGGGAGCAATAGGATGCCTGGTCTTCTTGACGGCATGAGTCGTGAAGAAATCCGAGATCTGGGCGTAGCGGAGCTTCGGGAGCGCGAGGCTCGGCGCATTCAGCCGATGATGTTCCATAATCCCCTGCCGTGGCAGAAGGAGGAGCATTCCCGGGGCCATCCGCAGTCCATACGGGTGATCCCGGGTGGTAACCAGTCTGGAAAGACGACTTTTGCCATCTTCGAGATGCTTTGCCACATGATGCAGATATATCCTGACTGGTGGCCCCTTGAGAACCGGAAGGACGGGAAGGATGGGCGTTGGGGACCGCCGCTGATCGGCGTTCAGAGCGGCCCGGACTTCGATAACTGGCTGGAACAGACGTATTTACGAAAGTTTTACGAGCTTCTTCCCGAGGGCATGGCGGAACCGATAAAGAATGGCGGACATATACGCGGATTCAGCTTCAGGTTCTTCGATCCCACTTCTGTTCCGAGTCTTTGCAACCCGAATCTTAGAAACACGCTATATTTCAACTCATACCAGCAGGATTCGATGGCTTTTGAGGGGAAAACCTTTGATATTGCGGGTTTTGACGAGCCCCCCCCTCACAAGTTATGGACGGCGACCAAGCGTGGGTTGATGGCACGTGACGGGATTGCGTTTTTCACCATGACACCCCTGATTGAGCCGTGGGTGGACTCCGAGCTGTGTGATCAGGAGGATGAGGACAAGAACATTCACGTCCGGCGGGTGGAAATATGGGAAAACTGCGCTGACACCGGGGGTCATCTGCGCCGGGACCAGATAGAGGCGTTCTTGAAGACGGTTCCCCCTGAAGAAAGGTTGGCGCGGGAAAAAGGAATCTTCTCTCATCTGGCTGGCGTGGCGTATCCCGAGATTGGCGAGGCTCATATGGTCGAGGATTTCCCCATTCCGTGGGAATGGACCCGTTATGAGGCCATAGATCCGCACGGATCGAGGCCGTCGTGCATTGTTTTCTGTGCTGTTAATCGGGAGGGACGGCGGTATTACTACGATCAGCTTGTGGTGGACGGGGGTCCGAGGGAACTGGTCCAGGCTATCAAGGCAAAAAGGGCCGAGCATGGCGGAAACGACCCGTTCTGGACCGTAATTGACCGAAAAGCCGCCGAGGAGCCGTCCGTGGTAAGTGGACACAGGACGTCCTGGAAGCGGGAACTTGAGCGTGCCGGACTCAGAAACATCAAATTAAGCAACTCATCCCCCGGATCGGTGGGAATCGGGGTAAGGATTGTCAAGAAGGGCCTTAAACCGGAGTACGACACGTTCGAAAAGCGGGAAATCCCATCGATCATGTTCTTTCGCGGAGCCTGCGGGAAAATTGAAGTCGGCAGGCAGGGTGAAAAGTATGGTTTGATTCACCAGATGCGCCGTGTCCAGTGGGATGACAGTTCCAGGCACTCGATTTATGAGAAATCGAGGACAGACAAGCTGAAGGAGGTGAATCGGGACCATCCTGACTGCCTGCGCTACATCGAGGAACGCATTGCGCGGCAGGGCCGTGCCTACGTGGAGCCAACAAGGAGATTCCAGGACAGTATTCGGGATTCCAAAGCCAGTGATATTCGCCGTGGAATTGCTCAAAGCACGGGATACTGAGGGTTATTTCCATACCAGCCGGGGAGAATTGGCATGACGAACGAAGAAGATTTTGTCCTGGAAGAAGATCTGGAGGATGAAGAATCCATAGGGCCCGGTCCCGCAAAGCTCAAGTCCATTCCCCTTTCCGATGAGCAGAAAAAGGAGCTGAAACAGGCGCAAGCCCGGATTAAGAGCGGGCCGGTTCGCCCACGGGCCGGAATGCGTGTTCTATTTGTCCTGGGACATGACATGAGTTTGCACGACGGTATTGTCGAGGAAGTCGCCCTGTCCAGGAATTTCGTTTGCCTGAGTGGTGATTCTGACGGCAGGCCGTGGAAAAGATGGGTTGAGAGGCAGCAAGTACTCGAAGAGCTTGAGGCAAATCCCCATTAAACCCCTACCCCCCCCATTCAAAACGTCACAACGTCACAACCCGATACTGGCAAGGGTTTCAGCGAATTTCAAACCGTAACAGAGGGGGGTCATGTTACGGTTGAAGATCCCCGAAAACCCTTGCCAGTAAACGATTGTTACGCTGTAACACTTCAGAGTACCCCCCAGCCAGCCGGACTCCCCGTGCAAAAACAGACCCTGTAAACAGCAATCAAGTATACCCCCGCGAATACGTACCATCCCCCTATATGGGAACAAACTTCCCATTTGATGCTGTCCGAGCCCATTCGTACACAGTAATGGCCGGGGGGGGTCTATCCCCCCGGGATCGCACGCACCAGTTCACACCTGAGCTGTCTGGGATATTAACCGGACAGACCGGATGAAACCACGCACCAGACAAACCAGGTTTCTTTGGTGCGTGGTTTGTTTTCAAGTATATCCTCATGATTCATTTTGTCTTATGAGGATATACTTGAAAACAAAGGAGTTATGGGATAGAACAGAATTCCCGCAAAACCCGTTCTATTTTGTTCCTTTGACAAATGAACCCGATTCATCAAAAAAACTTGTTGACACGTTGCTTTGAAAGGATGTATATCCGAAATGGGCAGATGAAATTTAGGCTTTCCTTTTCTGGAGACAAGAATGTCAATTCTGGACAAGAAGAAAAAGGCTATTGAAAAAGATCAGAAGAAGATTGCCGCCGCAAAGCCGGTATCGTCCAAGATACCCAATCCGGCGGCAATGCAGAAATTTGTTGATGCTTGCAACCGGGCAATTCCCGGTGATGGCTCCATCTCGGATGCCGAGGCGAAGGCAATCATGGCCGGGAAGGGCGCGGGTACGATCAAGTCTGTCGAGGCCCGAACCGGAGCGAAAATCCTGTAAGGAGACAGAAATGCCGAAAGGTGACCATAACTATGTGAAGCCAGACACCCGTGGACCCTCCAATCAGAAGGGCCACGTTCTGCCTGGAACTATGAGTTTTGGATCTAGTGCTTCCACCAAAAGCGGAATCAATATGCCGCAGATTGCCTCAAGCGGGGCGGCGCAAGGTTCTGTTGACTCCGTGCAACCATCATCGGGTAGCGATGGCGGGAAGATTTCCCTTAAAGCTGGACGGGACTCCAAGAGGGCATCGAGAACATAATCCATGCCCATCCGCTGAAATCACAATCGGAGGTGAGTGATGAGCCCAAGGCTTCGAAGCCGTGATAATTCAAAAAAGACCAAAAGACCAGGAAGAATAGACAAGGAACTGAAGAAGTTCAGGGCCACAGAGCCCAGTGACGATGCTTGCAGAAACCTTCTCTCGGCGGTGGTTCTTCAGGCCGTCAGGGACTACCAGATTGACCCGAGCCGATGCCACGTCTCTGAGCGACTGGAAGGACTGAAACTGTGGAAGGCCGAGGCCACGGCATGGATATTCGGAAAACCAGCAGACAAGAAGACGTCCCGATTGAAATTTGAAGATTGCTGCGATCTCCTGGACCTTGATCTCGGAGATGTAAGAAAAAGACTGAAGGAAGGTGTCGCTTAGGGGCCATAATTGCTTGATGATATTGAAGAATCAGCATCTGTAGCCATCGATCTCGACGCTCCCGTACCAGGTCGGTCGGATGAGGAGCGGCCAGAGATAGAAATCCGGTTAAGCAAGACCGAGCGGGAGAAGATTGCCCGCATGGTCATTGCTGATGCCAAGGCTGGCATGGAAGCCAGGTCCGACTGGTTATCGAAACGCCGTGACGCGATCAAGCGTCTGGAGATGGAAACCGAGTCCAAGACCTGGCCCTGGGAGGGCGCATCCAACATAAAGCTCCCTGCCGTTGCCGTTGCTTCGTTTGCCACCGCCGCCCGTTACATGGCTTCAATCTTCGGTGTCTCCCAGATCATGGACGTGACGGCGGTTGGATCTGATGACATTTCGAGAATTCCTGCCGCCCGCCAGTTTGTTGAATGGCTTGTTACCGATGACCGCTTGAATCTCTACGAAAAACTCGATGAGTTCGCCGCCGCAATTCCCCCAAGGGGAGATTACGCGGCGCATGTTTACTGGAAACGCCAGGTTCGAAACATCCCGAGCGTCATTACAGACCTGGATGGAAATGAATTCATTGAAAAGCAGGAAGAGGTTATCTTTGAGGGCGCATGGGTTGACATGATTGACACGGAAAATGTCATCCTTCCCTCGGACGCAACGGGGGTTCAGGCGGGAGAGGCTGACTGGGTCATTCTTCAGGTCTGGTTGCCCTTCGATGCCATCGCCAGACGGTACAAGACCGGCGCATACAATGTCATGACCCGCAAGGATTTCGAGAGTGTCAAGCAATTCGAGAAGCGGGATGATAGCTCGTCTCCGACCGAAACGAAAGAGGAACAGGATTCAAGCGAGGGTGTCATCTCCACTCCGGGCCGCAACAAGCGAAGAGCCTACAAGTGGCACGGGGCTTATGACATTGACAAGGACGGATTGCTCGAAGAGGTGGTTTTCACCGTTCACGTCGAGACGGAAACGCTTCTCCAGGCCGCCTATCTTGATGAGGTGCATCCGCACGGGAAACGCCCAATCGTCATTGGCAGATATACCCCTCGCCCGCAGTCACCCTATGGAAAAGGTGTGGCTGAATGGATCGGCCATCTGGACGACATCACCAATACCCTTCTGAACCAGTTCATCGACAGGGCGACGCTCATCAATGCGATGACCGGGGCTTACGAGTCGGATTCTCTTGAAGAAGGCCCGATCACACTCGAACTTGGAAAGCTCATCCCGGTTCCCGAAGGTGCAAGAATTACCTTCCCGACACTTCCAGATTATGGCCCCGTGTTCAGTACGCTTATACAGTTCATCGAGAGAAAGACCGAGACTGTTACCGGGGTGTCTGACGCTTTTCTTGGAAAGCTGAATCCAAGCTCAAGGGCATCCGCCGCCGAATTCCAGGGAACGCTCGGCGAAGGTGCGATGGGTTTTGAGATCAAGAACAGGCGGTTCCAGTCCGCCGCCAGTGAAATCATCACCATGATGTTTCAGCTTTACCAGGCATTCATGCCGGACGGATTCGAGATCAAGGTCAATCCCAAACTCGCGCAACAGATTCAACCGGGCCAAGGCCCTGGTGGGCCACCGCAACCGGGCCAAGGCCCTGGTGGGCAACCCCAGCCGGGAATGAACCCGCAAGAACAGCAAATGATGATGGCTCTTCAGCAAGGCCAGGGCATGAACGGTCAGGCGCAGATGGGCATGAGTCCCGAAGAGCAGATGATGGCCGCTACACAACAAGAGCCGGGAGGCGGCGGACCTCCGCTTGCCCCGCAAGCCAAAATGGGCCTTGGTATTCCGCCCCACCTATCGGGACAGCAACATCCGCTAAATCCATTCAGGGAATTCACCCGCGAGGAGATCAGGGGCCAGTTTGATTTCCGGTTCCTTGGCGACCCGGTGTCCGGGAACAAGCAACTGAGAATGCAACAGTCAATGCTTCTTTCCCAGAGCCTTCTTCCGGTGCTTGCACAGGTCTATCCACCCGGAGTGGTCACATATATTCGGTCAATGCTCCATGATTTCAATAGAAAAGACGCAGACGAGATTCTGCCGGATAAGGTAATTCAACTGCTGGAACAGCAAGCCCAGTCAGCGAGCCAGATGCAGGAACTCCAGGCTCAACTGATGAAGGCCGAGGCACAGTTGGAGCAGGCGAAGGGACAGGCCGAGATCGAAGTGAGCAAGGCCAATGTTCAGGACATCATCGCCCGCGCACAGGAGAGGATAGCAAGGATAAGAATGGATCTACAGGCGGGCGTTGCGGATATTCAGCTCAAGTCCCAACAGATCAAAAAAGCTGTTGTTGATACGGATGCCGTGGATGTGGCATCTTTCAACGCCCTAAACCAGGCGGGTCGGGAGGAAATGAATGGAACTGCCAATGGAGGGCCCGCCCCAGTTCCGGGACGACGAGCAGGGGATACAGGCCCGCCACCTGTGGAATATGAAGAGGACACCGGGATGGGAGATTTTGAAGTTCCACCTGAATAGAGAAATTGAATACGTGGAACGGCAAGTGATGAAAGCGGAGGTTTCAAAGGGAACGCGGGAATTCTATGCAGGGGAAATGTTTTTCGGAAAGAAGAAAATCTTTCAGTGGTTGGAAAAGGGAATTGAGATTGGAAAACAAGGATCAAGGGGAGAATTGAAAGATGGCTGATGATGTGACTGAACCCGAAGCCCCCGAAACGGGAGAACCGGAGGGTTCACAAGGCGTCGAGGACACGCCTTCCCAACTACCTGAGAGCCCTCCAGAGGAGACGACCTCTCAGGAAACAGAGGAAGAAGTTCTCATTGGCGGGCGGTTTCGGCCAGACCAAGTGACCGAGATCGATGAGACCATCCGGTATGCTGACCGGCAACGACAGGAGAATTCAGAACTCAGGGCGCGCCTGGAACAAGTCGAAAGAAACCAGGCTCCCCAGCAGGAACCACGAGAGCGAACACCCGAAGCGGAGATTGCCGACGTAAGGGCCATGTTCGAGGCGGGCGAACTCGCGGAAGTGGATTATCTGGAGCATCTGTCCGACATCAAGGACCGCCAGCGGCACAAGGTTGACGCTTATGCACGACAAGCCTATGCCATACAGGAACGGGCCAATACATCACTCCAGTCCGAATACCCAGATTATGCAACTGCTGGCACATCTCAGAACGAGGAAACAGTTCGTTTCATGGGCCAGTGGTCGCAGGATTACGGTGAGGACTTGAGCAAGAATCCAAGGGGTGCGGCTATTGTCAAGAAGCACCTGGATTCCGTGTTCGGAGCCAAGGAAGCAGAGGTTCGCGGTAGGCAAAACGAATCTCAGCGCAGACAGCGGGTTTCCCGTCATCTGGATGGAGTGGATCGTGTTGGTGGGTCCAAGGAACCGGACGTGCCGGACTTGGTTCTCAAGGGGGGTGTAGACCGAGATATGATGAAAACCCTCGGATACGACCCCGATAGCCAGGAAGATCTCCGAAGGTTTGCCGGTGCGGCGGCTCCGGCGACTATGGAGAGGATGTTTAAAAATCCCGAGGCTATGGTAGGCCGATGAGGTCTCGCGGCCCGAATGCCGAACGCGATGAGCCTTACCGAATAAAGTGTTCGGTTTGTGGGTTCTCGGGAATTGACCTCCGCGTCCAATCCGTGGGGGGGTCGAGTACGGACACCGGAAATACGGATGGAACGGCGAAAGATCCGGTGACTGTTCCTGCCGACAACCTTGGGGTTACTTCCGTTGCAAGGGCGACGGTTCAGTCTTCATCGAACTGCCCACACTGCGGAACGAATAACTTCATTGATGGATCGCGGAGACGCTGAAATGGCTATTCCGGTAAAGCCACCCACGCATATCAGCCGGAAACTGGTGGAAATGATCTTCAGGCTGATGCCGCTGGTTGGGCGTGGAAAGATGGCTGGAACCAGGGTGGACGATAGAATAGACCTCCGAATGCCCGTCTATCTCTGCGAGCTTTGCAATCGGAAACGGCTCAAGGCGCGAGGAAATGCGTATGGGCTTGTGACCGACGTAACCGGAAAACCAAGAACAGCCTACACCAGATGCACGGCTTGTAATGCTGATTTCAGTATCTGTCATCAGTATTACCCCGAAGAGAAGTTTCGGAAAGTCCATGCGCCCTGGTTCGGGTTGAAAAAGCCTCAAATGAAAGAGAACCGGGCAAGGCCAGCAACAGGCTTGCTCACCTCGGGGGATATCCCTGTTCGGCGAAGGAGATAAGGATGGAGTATTCAGGTGCTTTAAGTGGTGGTACGGCCCCTTTGGTCGCTACCTTCAAAGCGGGTGAAACCTTGACGGCTGGGCGCGTGGTCAATAGTGAGACTACCGCTGGGACGGGTCAACTCGAAGCCGCTACCGCGACTGGATTTGTTGATTGCATGGGAACGGTCATGGCGGTTGGTGGCGGTGTCGGTGTTGGAAGAAACATCGGATCGCTTACCTATTCAACCACACAGGGTGACGCGGAAGGGCTTGCGGATGTGAATTGCGATCCCCACGCCATCTACCGTGGGCTTCTGAGTGGTGGTGCAACGGCGAATACCGCGTTGCAGGATCTCATCTCGACCTCCGCAGACACCAATGGACTGACCATTACCGATGCGGATGTTGGGACTGCCACGATGGTGAATGGGACCGCTTGGCTGGCTGGCAACAAGGACGAGTCGAGAGTAATCGTCACGTTCAACTCGGCTACCAGCATCGTGGTTACGGTTCCGTTTTCCCAGGACATCGGGACAACGGAGACTTACCATTTCACTCCGATGTGTCCTGGCCGGACTGCGGCTGTCCAGCTTACGTCCACCCTTGACCAGATTAACTCTGCGATTGCGGTGGGAACTGGTGGGACGGCTCGATGCCAGAGTGTTGAACTCGATGGCGCAACAAACAGCTTTGCGAACATCGTTTTCTCGAATCATTACTTCAGTCCGATTGACTGATAGTCGGGAAACAATCTGACTTGCCAAGGTCGCTCCCTGGCAAGAACATCGGGATAAGGGGCCACTCGGGGCCGAGTACCTGGGTGGCCCCTTTTTCTCGTTATAAACCAGGAAGGAGATTAGCATGGCCGTACCGATGACAGCGGGAAGCCATCCAGATCTGCTGGATACCCGTTTCAGAGAAATCTTAATGCGGTGGACTGAGCCACCTGACGCGATGTTGCCGGAATTCTATACGGTGAAGACCACCACGAAGGCGGATGAGCGGCAGTCGCAGATGGAGCCGTTTGGTCGTCCGAGTGAGTTTGGCACCACCAGCAACCAGTCAATCACGTATCAGTCCCAGTCACAGGGATACGATGTGATTGCCACCCCCCGTGAGTTCGCGGGCGGTTTCCAGATCCAGCGGAAGCTGATGCGGGACGATCAATATGGTGCTATCGAGCGTTTGCCGACTCTTCTCAGGGATTCCTTCCAGGATCTCGAAGAGCATAACGCTTCTCGGGTCTTCCGGCTTGCGTTCCAGTCGGACTCGTATTTTTACAGCCAGTCCGAGGCTGTTGCGCTTTGCTCGAACTCCCACACGACCAACAGTGGGACCAGCACCACGACGGGATTCGACAATCTGGTCACGACTGCTCTTTCTGCCGTGAACCTTATTACCATGCGAATCCTGATGTCGAAGTTCAGGAATCCAGCCTCGCTACGGATGGGCGGAATCAATCCCGATACCATCCTGATTCCGCCCGATCTTTATGCAACCGCATATGAGATCATTGCGGCGGCGGGGAAGGTTGACACCTCGAACAACAATCCCAACGTCCATCAGGGCCAGTATCGGCTCCTCCAGTGGGATTACCTGACGGGTGACGACAACAGCGAGACGAACAACTACTTCCTGATCGATTCTCGCCGGATGAAACAAGCCCTGACGTGGTGGAACCGCGAGTCGTTCGAGATGGAAATGTTCAACGACTTCGACACGATGGTCATGAAGGAACGCGGGTACGTCAGGTACGGTTGTGACTTCAATGACTGGAGATGGGTTGTTGGCGCACAGGTGTCATAAGGAGAGAGCCATGAAGCGAAAATTGTTCCTGGCGTTGGCTCTCCTGGCCGCATGGCTGGTATTGCCAACGATTGTATCAGCCGAGTGGACGTGCTTTTACCCGCCCGGAACCGGAACCGTCTGCTTCGGAAAATCGGTAGACTCAACTCCGATCCCGTACAAGATGGTCGAGGTGCCCCGTGCTGGGTCGAACAACTCTGGACTTGGTAGCGGAACGTATGATCGCTACTATTTCTGGCTCGGCCAAACACCCCCGCTGAACGGGGTCTTGCTTGTATCGCATCACGCAACGGTGGAATCTGGACTGGGTGCGGACGCGATCCGGCAAGGAAATGTGACGCTGGATGATTCCAAGGGAGTGGCGTGCATAACGGCTCAAGGGTGCCCGAACGATATTCCATAGTCAGCTATCTTTTGCATACGACAAAAGATGCGTGGACTTGTGTGGTTGTCGGGATACTCCTTATAGGGGTTCACTTCCTGGTCTGGTGGGGAGTCCTGCCGCAAGAAGGCAGGACTCCCCAGGAATCAGTTGGACTAATTACCTTTCTTGGCGTAAGGGGGCCAAGAGAGGTGTGGACGCTCACACTCATTCTGGTGGGATTTGGAGCATGGGTTGCGACAAAAAGTCTGTGGGCGGGTGCGCTGATCGCATGGATATCACTCATGTCAGCCTACCAGATCCTATGGGTCGGTCGCCCGTTCGTTTTTATCTTCTACGATACATTCTACGCAGTAGCACTGATATCCTTCTTCGTGTTTTCAAAAAGACTCCATGCAGAGATGATGGCAAGGGTTCTTCTGTTCATCGCGCTTATCAACGTGTTTTGGCTTCCACTGCAACACTGGGAAATTGACCCGATATGGCATCAGATTCGACCGGAAGAACTGAAACACAACTGGAGGTTCACGGGTTGGCTGGACAACAACACGAATCTTGTTCACTACCTGGCGATGACAATTCCGCTTGCATCGGTTCTGTCATGGTGGCTGGTGATCCCGCTGGCGATCCCGGTCCTGTTGGCTACAAAGACCCTTCCGATAGTGGCTGGAATCATCGGCGTGATCGTTGCGAAGCGTTGGTGGGCGAAGAGGTTTCGCCCAATAGTTCTCGCCCTGTTCGGACTCGCGGCTCTTTACATCGGGATACTGGACCCCCCGAGGTTCTCTGGGGACGGAGTGCGTTTGGCAGTCTTCAGGGATTCCCTGAAAGTTCAGGCGCAGTGCCCAAACGGTTTGGTTTTCGGGTGTGGGCCGGGAAGTTTCAAGCAGGTCTTCGTCCGGTGGTTGATCAAAACCGACCACAATCTCGGAACGGCATCAGTTCGGAATCGACAAACAGGGAAACACGTTCAGCAGAAGAGGTTCCCTACCCATACGGAAATATACCATCACCCATCCAGTGAACTGCTGAAAGCCGTATTTGAACTGGGGTGGCCGGTTCTATTTATCATAACTGGATGGCTCATGTGGATGTGCCGGAAGATTGCCAGAAAGAAGTCGGAGAAATGGACAAATGCTTACATGGGAGCCTCGGTGGTTTTCATGGTCACAATGCTCGGGTATCAACCGTTTGCGGTGGCTCCGCTGGCGGTATCGGGTTTAATGGTTCTTGGAATTCTCGAAGGGAGGATTGGTAAATGAGTACGGAAACAATCAAGAAACGGGGAAAAAGGGGACGGGCAATGTCTCCAGAACAGAAAGACAAGATTGCGGAAGGGATCAGAACCGTTTCTGCAAAGCATGAAGCCCAGACAAGGGCGCAACAACAAGCAGACCATATTTCCGGTGAAGTCATGACCGTGGAAGCCCCGATGCCGGTTCGATCTGCATTGGCCGACGTTCATGTTCCACAGGATGTTGAGCCAAAAAGCGCACCTCTCAGCCCTCAATACCTGAAGGAACTGGAGTCTGAGAAAACCCAGCTCGAAGGTTCCTTGTTGGGTGAGAGCGGGATGAAGATAAAGAACCAGTCGGATTTACAGGGACTTCCGGCTGGTGTCTTTGATTCGGCCCCGGAATTTGCCGCCAAGATTGATGAGGCTTCCGCTCGGAACCGGATTACGGAGATTGACAAGATAATTTCCGATGCCACGACCGTTGCGACATCTCCCACCCGAAGGGACTCCCTCAATCAAGAACTGAAACATCTTGAAAAGGAAGTGTCCGAGGGAATGTTGCATCAGAACGATTACTTCCTGCCTGACAGCAAATCCAAGAACGGGGTTCTTTTGCAAAACCACGGCCAGTACAACCTGGACTGGCACGAACACAACAGTTCGAGGATTTCACGCATCAAGCATTTGCGGCAGACCTTGGACCCGGAACGCTATCAGACGGACTCGACGTATCGGTCCATAGAGACCATCAGGCCGGGTGCGCCCGCGCTAAAGCGGTTCGAGCCGTCCTCGGCCAGCGTGATGATTCAGGGTTGGGAAGACCCCGGCCTTTCCGACACAGAAAAAGCTATCAGGATGTTCAAGAATCTTGACCCCGAGAAGATCGCCGAAGAGCAGGGGACCACGGTGGAAGAGGTTCTTCGTATTCAGGGGAAACTCTCAGAACCCGCTTCGGCATAACGGAGATGGTTTGTGCTTCTTAGAACTATCCTGACAAGAGTTATCGAGCAAATAGACAATCGGGTTAGTTCCTCGTTCAACACGGCGATTGAGATCAAGGCCCTTGAGGCCATTAACCGCCGATATAAGGAACTGAATTACCTGACGGGGAACAGGCGTGGTCTCCCGTGGATGTCAAAACGGTACACGTTCCTGACTACCGCTCCCTATAACACGGGTACGGTCACGGCAACGAATGCCTCGCGCACGATTGCGGGGTCAGGAACGACATTCACCTCGGCGATGGTTGGGCGTAAGTTCAAGCTGGCTTCGGACCAATCTATTTACATCATTACGCGGTTCGTCTCTACGACTTCCATTCAGATAGATCGGGCATTTCAGGGAACTACGGCTGGCACCCTGAACTACGACATCTTTGAAGATCAGTACGACATGCCAGCCGACTTCCACGCAGATATCATCATGTCAAACCCGAATTCAAGCGGTGGGCTTGAGAAGGAGGGGGTCTGGGATTTGACGAACGAGTTCCCGAACAATTCCTCGTTTGGAACCCCGCAACGATACACGATTGAAAGTTTCAAGTCTCGCGAGGGGGCGGTGACAACGCTCACGGGAACCATCACATTCAACGATGCCTCCAGAAGCGTGACGGGTTCTGGATCGAGCTTTACGACGGAACTTGTTCCCGGCGACATGATTCGCCACGTTGTAACCTTTGTCTCGGGGACAGAAGCCGGAACGCTCTGGCGGGAAGTAGACTCTATTGCCTCGGACACTGCGCTGACACTGAAACAGGCGTGGAACGGAACGACGGGGACCAGCACAACCTCTCAACGCCAGGACGGGTGGTTGCGGGTGAGGCTCCATCCGATTCCAGACGACGAGATTCTTCACACACTGAAATATATCCGGCAGTTACCGGATCTGGCGGACATGACAAATATCCCGGAAATGCCGGACCTCTACCATCCGGCTATCATCGACGGGGCATTGATTGATATGTATGCCGACCAAAGTGATCGACAGCGAGTCATAGCCCGCGCTGATTTTGAACGCTGGAAAGAACAACTGCGAAAAGATTACAGCCTTGGCACGCAGACGGTGAGATTGATTCCTGCGCTAACCAACCCAAGGGTAGGCGTCTGAAATGCCGTATTTCGATGAAGAGGACTTTGAGTTTTACAATGCATTGGATCGGCTCCCGCCACCCGTTCCGCAGGGACCGGGGCCGGGGGGGGACGCTTTGAGTGCGGTGTTTGAAGATCCCTATGTTCAAGAACCCTGGAGAGGCATAGGTAGGCGTATGGAGGAAAATGTTCCAGAGGATGCGCCTTGGTCTGGATCGGTCTTGGGCCGAGCAGGATCGACATTTGGTAAATGGGCTTCTGGGAGGTTGCCCCAAGCCCCGAGTGAGATCCCATCCATTAAGTTCGGGAGGCGTCCTCCCGACCAGCCCAGGAGTCCCCAGGCGAGTCGGCGTATTTCGGTTAAGTCGGTGGGTGGATCTGGTAGCAAAGGCCCTCAGACAAGAAATCAGCCGTGGACCGAGTATGGTCTCCCAGAGTCGGAGGATGCTATTCGTAAAGGTATGGCGCAGGCAAAACGAAAAGACGCCAAGGATTATCGAATATATCAGAAGAGGATGAAGGAAATTAAAAGAAAAGAAAGAGAGAATTTCCGGAAACGGGAGGCCTACCTCAAGAAGTTGCGTAAATATGAACAAGCGTTGCGTAAACGCTTGCGTAAACTTCTATCCAAACCGATAAGAAACGAGTGGGGCGATATTTTGGGTGAGGGGCCTTTTTAAGGGTAGGTGCTTGAATGGCACAGAAATTCACACAACCTGTCACGATCACCCTGAACCAGCCGATCCGCCCTCCGTTCGGCGCGGAAAGGCGTGTTCCTTTGCAGAACATGGTGGTGACCCGTGATGGAGGCCGCAAACAGCGGGGTGGTCAAGATCGTCACATGAGCAATGCGATCACAGATGCGACAGTCGTGAATGGTGTCCACGACTTCCAACTGGGCGATACGCAGAAACTTATTGTTTCTGCTGGCGGGAAGATTCTCAAAGAAGACAATTTTGACGGAGCCTTCGATGATATTACGCAAGCGGGACTGGCATGGAGTTCAACTGCCCCTACGTCCACGATTGTAATGAATTCTATTATTGGCATCTGGAATCGTAACGGGGATGATGCCCAGAAGTGGAACCAGACAGACGTGACGACCTCCGATCTCGGTGCTACAAACGCAACGACGGCGGCTTTCGCCGTGGCCTATCGCGGTGTGGGCTTTGCCGCCGGGGTGGCGGCTACCATTGACACGCTTTATTATAGTGCTGTCGGGGACATTGATGGCACTTTCTCGGCACTTAATATCGGGCTTGGAGACGGACTCGGCGGAATCACCGGGTTCATCGGGCATCCGAATCCCAACGTGAACTTCGGGATTGTCTTCAAGGAACGCGGAATATACGCTCTTGATATGCCGAATATTTCATCTGCTGGTGGCTGGACGGTAAGAGAGCTAACGGGTACGGATCTCAGGTTGGGATGCCCCAGTTTTCATACCATCAAGGCTGTTCCGGTTCCGAACGGTCCTGACGTGTGGTTTCTTGGAAACGATGGGCAGCTATATTCCCTCAACCGCCTTATCGAAACCCAGGATTTACAGCTTGCGAGCATTAGTTTTCCGTACTCGACCTCTTTCGATGAAATCAAAAAGTCCAGGCTTGAGAATACTGTGGCACAGGTGGACACAGAAGGCGAGCAATACTGCCTGTTTGCATCCGTGGATGCTACCGACAAGAACGACAGGATGTTTACAGCCAGCTACCGCGTGGGCGGGGAATTAAAGGGTAGAAAAGGCTGGTTTCCTGAGTGCCAGATCCATCCAGGGGTAGAAGCCGCCTCTGTTGGCACAGTCAAGATTAAGAACCGACAGCGAATTGTAACTGGTGGATACAATGGCTTCCTGGATCGGCAGTTCGGGTCCAACCTGACGGATTTCTCAACAGAATCCGGGGGGACGGCAATCGTGGCCCGCCTTGACATATTCAACCTTGATTTTGGAAAGCCCGAGATAAAGAAAAAGATCAAGGATATTACGGTCCATCTTCGTCCAGAGGCTGATACCGATCTGACATTTGCTTGGTCAATAGATGACAATGCGAAGCAAACGGAGTTGGTTGATCAACTTGGTGTTCATGTCCCCCTCAACACATTTCTTCTGGATACGGATCTGTTGGCCGACAAGAACATTCTCTTGATATCCAAGACCAATCTTCGGGGTGTTACGGAGGGATATGTCATATCCTTCAGTCTCAGAAAGACTGCGAAGAGCCAATCCATTGAAATATATCGGATTATCTTTGATATTGACTTCTTTGGTTCAGAGCGTCCTTGGCCCATGCAGTTGGGGGTGGCAGTTTGACGGATCGGTTCGCAAAAAAGGTTGCCGGGAAATGTACCTGTTGCGGTTGCGGAATAACCAAGCAACCAGAGTTCCAGGGAGATGTACCATTTCATCCCGAATCGGTCCAGGTCTGGTTTCCATATGGCAAGGCGGAAAGCGGGGCGCAGAACCATGTATGCGTGGATCTGTGTGGTGAGTGCGCTCCGACGCTAAAGAAGAAGGACTACAAGCAGATAGAGGAATGTCTTGTCCGTTCACTCCACGGCGGCATCGACGCATCCCGGCTGGCAGAGGTGGAGAACCTGAGAGCGGTGCTATCAACAGCGGAAAAAGACCTGTCCACGGCAGAGATTGAAAGATTCATTTCCGAGGGCCGGGTGAAACTGGCTCGGTGGACACCGGATAAGGTCAAGGCACAAAAGGATTATTATTCAAAGGAAATAAAGATCAAGTCCGAACTTAAACGTGAACGGCATATAGATAAGGGCGCGGTTGTGGGGTCTTACATCTGATGCCTGTATCTCTCGCTGGGGATATATAACATGGCTGTCTCTGTAAGCAAGACTTTCACCGCAGAAGTTCTCTTTGCGAGTGAATTGAATACCAACTTCACCGACATCACTGGTGGCGGAATTGCAATTATCTCGCCGTGGACAGGGAACTGTGATGCGGATGGATTCAACCTGACGGATATGGGCAATATCATATACCGTGAGGAAGCGAAAGGGACGACAACCGCCAACCAGGGGGCTTTGTACTGCAACGTCGGCGCGATATCCTCGCTCACGGAACTCTTCTTCGGTGGGGAGAGTGACAGGGCAACCATTCCACTCACGCTTCAGGGTGGACGACAGACACAGCCCATAGTCCACCTGACGAACAAGTCGGGTGGGTCATTGGCGGCTGGTGACCTTGTGATTCAGGACACCGGCAACGACAGCGCAGTCACCACGACAACCGCAGAGGGTTCAACCGCCCAGGCATTTGTCTGTCTTGAAACCATTTCCAATAATGCCGCTGGTTACTTCCTTGCCGGACCCGGCATCGTGACCATGACTGCCGCTGATGCCATAACTCGGGGTAACTCTCTCAGAACGTCGGGCACGGCAAAGCGAGCCACGGATTCATCGACATTTACAACCGGCGACTTTGGTGTTGCTCTGGAGGCGGCTTCGGGTGCGGCGGAAACCTTCTCGGCCTTCTTCCGTGGAACCGACCTGGGTGGGGCCGACCCTGTTCTTCTGGCGACTGATGCGCCATCGACCCCGGCAGTGGACACCTTATATGCCGACACCATTGTCAAGGGATGGTGCGTAAAGGGCGGGGACACCTCGCCCAGCATCAGCGACGACGTAAATGTATCTAGCATTACGGACACGGGTGTCGGTCAGTACACCTTCGTCTGGGCAAGAGCCATGTCCAGTGCGAATTACTCAGGGGGAGGTGTTAGCACAGGAAACCCGGCTGGGGATGATAATACCTGGACCGATGGTTTGAATAGCGGAACCAACCCAGGAAGGACAACCGGGTCTTGGATCGCCTACACCTTTGTTACTGGCATTGGTGCTGACGACTGTGACATGATCATAATGGCGGTTGGAGACAACTGATGCGGACCAAGTTAAAGGTCTTGGAGAAGCCGGATGGGTTCGTGGCGATCCTTGTGCCAAACCCAAGGTTTAGGCTTTGGAAAGGAACTCCGAACTCGCTCAGGGAACTCACGTTTGAGCGACTGGAGCCTGACGAGAACGGGATCGAGCGGATGGTCGAGGTCAAAAAGCATGAGATCACGATGGTCTGGCCCGAAGCGGTTCGGAGGGGGCTAACGCTTGAAGAATATATGAAACGCGGGTTCACGCTTCCGAAAGAGACTTACCTTGAAATTCGCCCGAACTTACCCAACGATATGCACCCGCTGGTCCGAGATGACATTATCTTCCGCCAGATTAGCGAGAGATTCGATCCAGCAGAGAGCGATGATGATCACGTAGACCGGGAATGGGCGAAGATTGATCGCAGAAAGGATGCCAACCATGCCGGGTTCATCGGGAAATGGAACCTCTATCCCGAGGATCAGCCGTGGTGGTTTGAAAGGAAGGGTTTCAGGCCACTCAGGTACTTCAGGCGGAACGCATACCGGCAAAACGAGAAGAAAAAAGTCTTGTGGGATGACAAGCGGGTCACGACCCAAATGGAAGTCTCGGAAATGCTCAGGTGGTATGAGTTGCCGCCAAGGGGGAATTACACCGAAAACGGAATTTCGGAAATGGTGATGAGGTGGCGCAAGGAAGCGGCTCCTCAGTGTTCCGCGTTTGTTCCTCCGAAGAACGCTTTACCTCCACCGATGCCAAGGAAGCCCGTAAACCATGACGATCCAGCGGTTCCAACGATGAAAGGATTCGAGAATGTCCGGCAAATGCGCCGTCTATGCAAAGCCTGATGGGAGCCTTCGGGTCATCTACCCGAACCGGAACAAATTTCCACCACAGAAACTTGTTGATTCCTGGTTCGGCTCCCAAGCGGCCAAAGATCCGGACTTGTCTGATGCGACCCGTGTTCTCTATATCGAAGAAGATGCGCTTCCCTGGATCGTGGACCCGACAATAGCGGATCACCGTCACTATGTGTGTTCCTGGGATGGGGCGAAAATCGTGATAGACCTGACCAAAATTCCAGAGGAAGACAAGACGAAGGTGCCGAAGTGAGCCGCAACAATGGATGAGGATGATTTGCCTTGGGTTGGCGACGATATGCTGACGAAGCACAGACACCTTGTGTATAAATGGGATGGCAAGAAGATCAGGGAAGACAAGAAAAAGATTCCAGACAGATGAGCGAGAATTCGGTGGCCGATGAAAGAACAGATGAGAAGTATGAGTCTGGACTTGAGAGGATTTATTCGCGTCTCGGCTTCATAGAACAGGTATGCCCTATTTGTTTTGTTAATGGCCGTGAAGGAATCATGGGGTTCAGGTATTCCATCGTTCAGCAGGAACCCGTTTGTGACAACATTTTGCTTAAATGCAAAACCTGTAAGCACATTGTGATGTTTGGTATTCCAATGATTTCGGCAGAATTGGAGCATGAAATTTCGGAGCGCAATGGGACTTGGTTCACTCCGCACTGGAAAAATGGGAGTGACCCTGATGCCATTCAGTTGGAACGTCTCGTCGCTCTTGGTTACGCGGAATACGAATACAGGAGAACCAAATAATGGGTGCGGCGGCAGCGGCTTGGGCAGGAGTAGGACTGGCGGCGATAGGTACGGGGAAAAGCCTCGCCAGCTCACCGGGTGGGGGCGGCGGGGGAAGAGGCGGGCAAGGCCCGCCTCCAGTCCCGGGATTTGGAGAAGGCCCGTTTTGGGGCGGCTTTCAGAGGGAGCAACTTTCGGGTCTGCCCAGTGCCGCCACAAGACAAAGGGAACTAGATTTTGGCCGAGCGGATTTTGGTGGGGAAGCACTGGGCTCCATGCGGGGAGCGTTGCCGGGATTCATGCCCGCCCCCGGTGAGGATGTTTTCCGAGGAGATCTGTACGGTGCCGGACGGGATTTAGATGCATTCGAAAGGGCGCGTGATGCCTTCGGAGCAAGTATTGATCGGTATGGTGCGCTTGGCGGGAGGGCACTTGGCACAGAAATGATTGCTCGCCCCTTGGTGGAACAAGGTCTTGCCACCCCATTTGCTCTCGGACCACAAACAGAGGGTCTCTTTGATCAACGAGCCGCTGGGCGTAGAAACCTTTTACTGGCTGAACAGGCAAGGGCCGCCGCCGGATTGCGGGAAAGACTTGCTGGGCGTTTCGGGCCGGGATACCAGTCAGGGACTCCATTCCTCGCAGGAGAAGAAGAATATGTCACGCGGCCCTATGCTCAAGGGCTTACACAGCTAGGTATTAGCGACATCGAACAACGTCTCGGGGCGGCGAGGTGGCAAAGGGGATATGAACGAGATGTCCTCGGTGATGCGGTCAGAGCGCAATTACAGGCTGGTCAATATGGTGACGTTGCGGCCCGCGAGCTACAGAGAGGCGGACTGGACATGGCGACGTTGCGTTCCGAAGACGCCCGCGCAAGGATGGCATACCTCCAGAGGGTTCAAACTGAAACACCTAACCTCATGGGGGCTCCCCTGGATGCGTTGAAGGCCGTAAGAACCATTCAGGGCGGCCCAGGGGGTGGTGGAGGCCCAACATTCCCGACACAAACAGGTGGCTCTGACTGGGGGAGTGATCTCATGGGTCTTGGCGGAACTGTCGTCGGGGAGGCTCTCAGGTCAAAAAGACATGAAGATTGGCTGAAGAGGCAGTATCCGACCGGACAAGATCCTTCCGCTCCTGAGTGGGAAAGCCCGTGGGATGGAGATCCGTGGGCGGGTTCAAACCTCCCCGATTCCGGCTGGGGAGGTGCGCCGAATCCTATGGATTATAGAGATGAAAGTGGTTTCGGCACCCCTGACTACGGTGGGCCTGTCGACACCTACAGTCCTCTGGCTGGCGGGTCACTTTATGGCAGAACGGGACCGTATTGGTAGGGTGTGGCTGAATGGATCGGCCATCTTGACGACATCACCAATACTCTCCTGAACCAGTTCATAGAACCAGGATCTTATTACGACGCGCTTTAAACCATAGTGGCTTCGGTACTCAGGACAGTAATTAAGAATGATAAGAATGAAATCCCAGCAACGGGAGAAACCATAAATGCCTTACCATGATCGACGCAGGCCACCCCAGTTCTCCGGCATTGGAGGCGGCCTTCGGCTATTTGCCCAAAACCTTCTCGCGCCGCTGGCAGAGCAAAGAGCCCTTGAATCAGATCTTATGAAGAGCAAGATTCTTAATCGGGCGGCAGAAGACAGGCAAATTAGGGCGGAAAAGAGACGGGCGGCCCAAGCCAAAACGGTAGAGGACAGCCGACGCCTATGGGAAGAGGCTCGAACGCGCGACGCCCGAATGCAAGCACAGATAACGTGGGAGCTGCGGAAAAGACGAGAAGATGAACTGGAGCAGGCCAGACTTGATAGACCCGCCTCGCGAGAAGCGTATGATATAAAACTCCGGGCCTATGGTAGAGATCCAAGAACCCTTGATCAACCTGGTATGGAAGGTTCTTTTGGTCCTGGAAGCGGGGCTCCTTCGTGGCCGTCAATTGGTGCTATAGAACGGGCACCGAAACATGAATCATTCAGGAAGTCATTGCCTCTCGGGACAGACCCCGTCAAACCACCAGCCAAGATAGCGGTTGCACGAGAGGTGTCCCGTCTTAGAATACAATTGGAAGCAACCAAGGTTCCAGAAAATCTATGGCCTACAGATCCCCGAACGAGAGATATGTACAATCAATTGGTATATTTGACACGTGGGGATCGCGAGGGTTCAACCATCTTCGAAAGACTTCAGCGTAAAGGACCGCCAACGGCATGGGGGGCGGGACGAACACCCGCGGAACAGAGGCATTTCCTAAACCTGTCGGGTCTGACCCCAATACACACAGCCATTTACCGTAAGAATAAGGACGGATCTTACACGGCAGGGTCTGGAGTTATCAGGGGGGGTCGCTTATTTGAATACAGAGAAAATCCGAAGACAGGAGGTTACCTGAAAAACCCAGATGGAACTGAAAAGCTCTTCCGGGCACCACCGGGAAGCTATCCGGTTACGGACCCAAAAATGGGTATGACTGCCCAGGAGGCGCGATATCGCAAGAGGCAGCTTGGAATTATGATTTCACGGATGTCGGGGGGGGCGACAAATATCGAGGAACTGGAAAAGAGGGGATTTGTCGGAAATATATTCCAGCCATCCAAGGGTATGCCACATAGGTTTGAATTAACGCCAAGGGCCCAGAAATTTCTTGATCAGGCCGGATCGGGTGGGACTGCCATCACACTAGCCCGAGCCATTAAGGAAGCGGCACTGAAACAGCCTGCCATTCTTGGTCAGGCAGGAGCACTCTCATCTCTTGCCCAGCGGTTCACATCTCATACCAAACAATTGCTGAGAAAATTCCGCACTATTCCGTTAATGGGAAAATTTGTGGCTGAAAACCCTGGAGGCGTGGGAGGGTTTGAAGAGCGAGGTATTCTTTCGTGGACGAAGGGCAAGGATGGAATGGTTCTGGAAGCAACGCTAAAAGACGGAAAATGGACAAACGAGTGGGTGAAAGCCGAGAACGCCAAGGATATCGGCAATTGGGAGAGGGGCCAAGACCATTCAACGGTAATAAATAATACCTTCACACGAATCGAGAAGTCCCACGTATGGCAAACGATGATGGCTGGCGGGGTATCAAGGGAGACTGTTAAATCCACGATTTTCGGTCTGGCTCTTCATGTATTAGCCGCAAGGGGTATCAAGGGAAGCCGAATCAGCACGAAACTGTTAAATCTAACCATTACTGAAATTGCCGGAGTAACCGATAGTGTTGAGACGTTCGTAGCAAAACTGGATAACCTTGAACGTCGCCTGATTCAGCCAGTGGTAAAATCTTCCCTGTCTATTTTCATGCAACCCTTTCATCCCATGAACATCTATGCTGGGATGGGCATAAGACCCGATCGAAGAATCGCGGCAACAATCGCGCACGAATCGACATACTTCAACACGGAAAATGGTGAGCTTGAAAGAGGTAAAACACCCCAGACACCGGGAGCCGCCGCCGGGAGCGGGAAACCGAAAGTACGTCCCCGCGAAACAAGGGTGATGGTCTATGATGAAACGAAAAAGGCAAGCAGATACGAAACCGAAGAGGAAAGGTTGGAAAGGGAACGAACAGACGCGGGGCTTCCAGAATGGACCTCCCCGATGGGCTTTTGATCGCCTGATATTAACGCTGGAGAGGTAACGTGGCCGGTAGAATGATAATTAAGGGTGGATCATACTATTATCCCCTGGAATGGGATAAAGAAAAAAGAGATCGATGGGCCAGGATGATACACGAAGGCCAGGGATATGAAGGCCCAGGAAGAGGCGAAACCACGGGGGTTTACTCTGCCGGGGAGTACGGGCCTGGAGTGGAAGGGCCTCCCCCAATCCACAAGAGGAGGGCACTTGGTCCCGATCCCGGGGGCAGATGGGATGCTGAAGGCCTGTTATCTGACCCGTGGCAAAGTGCCCTTGAAGCACGGAAACACCAACAGGATGTCTACGGCGGTTCCTCTCTTGCCGAAATGGCAAGAAGAGAGCAGGAAATGCAGGTTCAACGACGGAAGTTTATCGACCGGTATCAAGGACACGACCCCTCCCAGGAGCTTTCCTGGAGAACACGCGTTCCTACTCCAGCCACATCCATGTTTACCGACAAACCACCTCGAATTCCCATCCCCGCGCCTCCGGGCGCGCCCGGAGCTTTTATTAACCCAGAATCCGCCAACATAGCGCGTCGAGCCCTCAAGGCTGGTTGGCTGGAAAGTGGGACAAGAACAGGTAGTCCCCTAACCAATCTGCCCGCGAGAGCATTGCAGACAGGCCAGCGTGCTGTTTCCGACTGGATGTCATCGCTTCCCGCGCACGAACAATTGGCATTACACACTATATTGTCATACGCACCCTTCGGGGCTGCGGCTAAGGTTTACACCGCCGCAAGACAGGCCCCGAAAGGGGTAAAGTTCTTTGGTACCATGCTATCCTATTTAACTGGATACACAGCAGAAGACTTGTCGCAGACCCTTCGTTTAACCCCAAAAAGCGAACTTTCAAAACATCTCGCCGGTATCTTACCGGTTGGCACGAAGGTGAGCATAAACGCGGCCAAGAAATTCGCGAGTGCATTTGACAAAATGCCAGGTCTCCGAAAACCATTCAATATAATAAGATTAAATCGTTTCATGGATGCGACAGATGACATGAAAACGGAATGGAGACCCTCTCTCTCCGCAAAATGGTATTTCGAACAGCTTGACAAGCTCGGTGTCAAGATTCCATTTGGTACCGGTCTCCCGAATACAAGGGCGGCGGTGGATGATGCTTTGAAATATATAGATGATACCCCACAGGCCCTTGAGCTTAAAAGGGCAGCCAAGAAATTGCTTGAGGGAATGAAAAAAGACCCAGGTGGAAAGAGTATTATTCCTCCGCCCATGAAAGCGGGTCAAGCAGGAACCCAGCCGGATATTCCACTCAGGAGAATAACAGACTATGCAGATACCCTGGATGATAGAATCCGCGAACTTGAAACAATCATGGCGAAAGACCCAACATTTGTTCGTCCTCTCAGGGAATATGAACATTTGACAAAAGTCAGAGATGCCTTACTTGGGGATCTTAGGAATCTGGCAGAAATCGGGAAGGGAACGCAGAAAGGCTTGTTTGCATTAGGACGCAAGGCGACAGAGACGGAAACGGCACGAGGGAAAAAATCCCAACTATTACTCGAAGCCCTGAATGTAAAAGAGAGAGAGATTGCGATAAACTATTTCGAACAAAGCGTCATTCAGCAGTCCAAAAAGCAGTTAACTGGAAGCGGGAAGCACAACCTGGAAATAATAGACATCAACAAAGCACTCGATAAATTAAGGGATCTTAAAAGTACAAATCCGACCTTCGTGCGCGGAATCGGAAAGGAAAACCTTGATGAAGTTATAGGGTTCTTTGAAAAACATTCCCAAATCATGGAAAGACTTAGCCTGGTAGGACCGGGTGCGCTCCAACTGTATGGACAATTCTCCGCATTGGGTGTGGGTGCTGGTATGTCTATCGGCTCTATATTTGGGCCCGGTATGGCGGCAATGGGCGGATTGGTTGGCGCGAAAATGGGAGTTCAGATTCCCAGGAAAATAGCAGATGTGTTGCTGACGAAGATTGGCAGAAGAATACTGACAAAAACAATGGAATTTTCAGACGGTCTCTTGACTCCAAGGGCAATTATGGTTTCCGCATTTTTTGCGAAACTTGGACTAGACTTAACCGAGAAGGGCGTGGAGACCCTGGTAAGAGAATCCATCATGCCGAACGTGAGAAAAGTAAAGGAGGGGATACGGAAAAGCATCGGTGTGGATATTAATTCAGCCGTTCGAAATGTGGCGGGAAGGATAACGGGGTCAACGAGGGAAATCGCGGGTGCGCCTGGAGCATATCGCGCAGGAACAGAAACACTCCCAACCGGAGGGGGTATTCTACCCTCACTCACACCACCACCACCATTCAGGCCACCAACAATGGGACAACGCCTCTCAGAAATATCCGATTGGGCACGCAAGGCTGGGCGAACGCAAACCCTACAGGAAAGAATGGAGATGAAAAGACTCGAAAGAAAAGAACCAGTTGTTTCTAAAGAGAAAATCAAGATGGTTTCCGACGCATTTCGTATTGACAAAAAAACAGCAAGGGAAATATTGGTCAGAATAATGAAGCCGTCACGCCCATACGTTGGAACAGCAGAATAGAGGCAAGATCAAACATGAACCGCCATATGTTCACAGCCCTGATTGTTTTCACCCTCATATGGTGGGGGCCGGGTTTACTTGCACCGCATCGATTTGATACGGCCCACATGATTACGTTCATTCTGGTGGGATGCTTGTGGCTGGCCTGGAAACTGGGACAACGCGAGAAATGGCTTGGCTGGACATACACGGCCCTGATTATCGGAACAGGAGTAAACCTGTTCACAAACCGAACGGTCTTGCTGAAGGGCATGCGCGATGGTGCTGTACGTGCTGACATCACACTCGTCCCGCTACTTGGTTGTCTTTCCATCGGCGCGGCGGTCTGTATCTTCTTGTGGGCGGCGAATCTGAGTGCCTCAGACTCGCGCTTCCTGGCGAAATCCATTGCTTTTGTTGGGGCCATCAGCGGGGTATTGGGGATTATCCAACTATACAGCGGTGATTTTATGGGCATATACGGCGTGAATCCGGTCAAGGACGTGGGCGCATCCGTCGGATTGTGGGGAAATCCGGGCCTTCAGGGCATCACCCTCGCCCTGACCCTCCCCCTGGCCCTGTTCGCGCTCCCGTGGGCTTCGATACCAATAATGGCGGGACTCGTAGCCTCGAAATCCGTGATTGGATTCCTTGCGGCGGCAACAGCAACAGTGTACTATCTGTCACTAATCAAGATCTGGTGGGTTATCTTGATTCTGGCTGTTGCGTTCACCGTGTTCCTGAAGATTGAAGACCCACAAAGTTTTCGCCATCTGGACCGTCTCCGTGTGTGGAAAGCCACGGCGTGGCTATGGCCCAGGTATCCGACAGGAAGGTTTCTTGGAGACAAATCCTTGCCTGTCTCAGCCATATCATCAACATTCGGATGGGGACTCGGAATGTTCAAGAAGCGATTTCCGATATGGGATTATCGCTCATTTCGTATCGGCCTGATTCGAGAGGAGGGTCCGCCTGACAAGGATCGAACAAGAACGGGAGAAAATACGACCGTGACCGGGAGGCCGTGGCATCATCCCCATAACGAGTTCTTATCATTGCTGTTCGAGGGCGGACCAGCCGCCATCTTGCCATTTCTCGTCTTTGTGTTTGGGCTCCTCCTCCCAATAAAAAAGCACAAGGACACTAGAGGAGAGGCGAGGGCTTTCGGTGCTTGCCTGATAGCCGGTCTGGTATCCGCCCTCTGGCATTTTCCTTTTCATTTCGCACCATCGGCGGTGATACTGTCTATCGCCGCAAGCCGCCTGTCCGTGGGAGAGACACGATGAAGAAGATAGCTGTACTCCTGCTCGGGGCCGTCCTGCTTCTGCCGGTGGCGGCTCACGCGCAAAAACGTAGACCCATCTGGTATCTGAGATCCAACCCGGCAACAACGTGCCTTGATGCACTCGGTGCTGGGCATCGCTGTACCGTCAACCTCGATCTCAGGGGGCAGATTGGATTCAACCAGACGCGATCCGCCATCGAAGGGGTGATCCGGCTGATTGGATTGCAATCGATCCAGAACCTGTCATGGGATGTGAACATCTACTCCTCCGACAGATTCTCCCGAGCCAACATGGATGACGACCCGCTTGTAGATTTCCACTCATTCACTTCCGCTGATGGTAAACAAGTATCATCGTCAGCCGGGTTCGGCGATCAGTACAAATACTCTGTGTCTGGATTGAGTATTCCGTACCGTGACCAGGATCGGATTCGTGAGAGCGGGACGAGGGGTAGCCCCCTCGACGTGGGACCATCCCAGGTTCACATCGAGATTATCCCGAGGAATACCTCCTCAACGGGTGACAAATTTTCCGGGGCCGATGGAGCGGTGGTCGTCATCATCGGCATCGAACCGCTTCTGGACTGAGAGGGGACAATGTATATCATCCGAAAATACTGGTATATGCTCCCGATTGCGATATTTTTGGTATCGCTATCGCTCTTCGCGTCAAACGCCCCCGCCCCAGACATCTCCACTTTCGGAGGGGCCAGCACGAACAAGGCAAACCAGTACAACTTTGCTCAGGTAATCAAGGGAACGTCCATCGACGATGCTGTCACCATCTCATGGGACTTGGACAAGAACCAGATTGCCACCGTGACGTTGGCTGGCAACCGGACTCTTGGCGCACCGGACAATATGCGAGACGGAGGAACATATATCCTCATCGTCAAGCAAGACGGATCTGGCAGTCGGACACTTTCCTATAACAGTGCGTTCAAATTCCCGGCTGGGACAGCCCCCACGCTGACGACAGCGGCTTCCAGCGTTGACGTGCTGACATTTATTTCTGACGGCTCGTCGATGTATGGCGTATCGCAACTGGACCTTAAATGATGCGACTGCTTATCGGTCTTGTCCTGACGGCTCTATGTATGTTTCCGTCCACAGCCTCGGCCATCATGGTGTTTCCCACCACGTTCTATTCTGCGGCGGCTGGCGGATACGAAGCAAACGCCGTCAGATTCGATGGGAGCGCAGACTACCTTTTGCGCGGTGCCGGGCTATCCGGGGCTTCGGATTCTAAAGTGGGAGTCCTGAGCTTCTGGTTCCAATTTCAGGGCGGTAATGGAACAGAGCAAGCAATAATATCCGGTGCCGCCACGACTGTTCAGATCATCAAAAACTCGGCGAACAAGATACGGCTGATTTTACAGAATAGTGGTTTCGCGTTTGGATGGGACGCTTCCACATCGACGGCCTATACTGCCGATGGAAACTGGCATCATTTCCTTGCGTCCTGGGATGTGGGGTCATCGGCGGGATATATCTATGTTGATGATTCCGCTGATCTAAGCGAGGCAACAAACACTGATCAGGACATCGAGTGGACCCAAAGTGACTGGGGCATAGGATCGACACCAGGGGCTGGCAACAAATTGAATTGCGAAATTGCCGACCTCTATCTTAACACCGCAACCAGCCTGAATCTATCTACGACTTCCAATCGGCGAAAATTCATTGACGGGGATGGGAAGCCCGTGGATCTTGGCGAAACAAACTGCTCGGAGCCAACCGGATCACAACCGCTGATTTGCCTGACAAACCCAACGGCTACCTGGCAAAACAACCTTGGTTCTGCGGGGAATTTCAACGAAAATGGCGCGTTGACGGATGCGGCAGACAGCCCAAGTGATTAGGAGATAGGCAATGAAAAGAGTTGTGGTAGTAGCCGCCCTCGCCGCCATCCTGCTGGCGGGACCAGCGTGGGCTAGATGGGCAAAGGTCGATAGCAAGGGGATTGTCAGGGAGATTTACCGTGGGCGCAAGGGTGTGACGGTTGGTGGTATCAATCACTCAAGGGGAATCTTCAAGAAGTGGTCTGCCGAGGAACTGGCAAAGCTGGGAATAAAGAAGATTGTCAGAGACAAGCGGCCCCCTTACAATCCAAGGACGCAGAATGTCCGGCTGAATCGCATCAAGGTCAAGGATAGGTTCGGCAGGGAAACATGGACAATCATCAACCTCCCGCTTCCAGAGAGGAAGGATCGTGTCCGTTCAAACAGACGAAGGAAGTACAGGAGCGCGTTTGGCGGGAACTTGGCGATCATTGACGCTATGCTGGAGGCGTTTCAGGGGTTCCGCGCCGGGGGCGTTGAACTCCCGCCCAAGATGATAGAAATATTGAACTCCTGGATAGAGATCAACAAGGCCAACCCGCTACCGAAGAGATGAATGAGAAATGCCTGACGATCCCGAACTTGGAAAACATCTAGAGCTTCTCATTCGCATAGATGAACGAACGGAAAAGAATTCCGAGGATCTCTCAGAGGTCCGCGCTCATCTAAAGGAGCAGAACACATCGTTGTTGCGGCACTCGAATGAGATTGCATCCCTAAACGGAAGCAATGCCTGGACAAAGCGTATCTTGATGGGGGTGGGGGGAATCGGCATAATCTCAGCAATCAAGGCATTCTGGATCGGCAGATGAGAGCCATCCTTTTTTCGATGCTGTTGCTGATATCTTCTTGCTCGCCCCTTGTTCCGCCCTATCCCGAGAGTCAACTTTACTGTTTGCCGCCAAATGCTCCTAGCGGATTCCATGAATGGCCGTCAATGGCGATGGCCGTTGCCATGATGGATGAGGACGGTGCATACTTTCCTGTCGTGAGGGTTCTTTACAAAAAGGGGAACGAGATGATATCCGCCGTCTGGTACGGCGGGAAACTGGTCGTTCTGGACAGGAACCCCAACGATTACGGCGTCCCTGTTTTCTACAATTCCGGTTTGATAATTCGTGTGTCCAAGGCATCTATCCGCATCAGGATGAAACCGAAGCCAGGATGTGCCTGGGGGACAATAAGATTCCAATCAAAACAGGAGATACAGGCATGAGAGCGTACAGTAAAGCCATCGTCGCCGTGTTGGGCGCAATCGCCTCAATCACCGGATGGAGTTGGCTGGATAGCGCGTCGGTTGGGGCCATCTCGACGATCCTGACCACCCTGCTGGTCTACCTCGTCCCGAACTCTGACTAGGGGATAGCCAATGGCTGGATACAAGTACCCTACTCCGAAGAAAAAGAAGAAGAAGGCCAAGAAAAAGAAGAAGTGATGAAACCAAGAATCCCCGGTCTGGGGCTTGTTCTGATTTCCCCGGTGGGGGGGGGCCCCCACCGGACGGCCCTGGTACGTTTCTACAACAGATACCGTTCAATGATTTGACGCAATAGTTCAGACACGGAAAGCCCCTCGAAAGCGGCCCGTTGCTTGATTCTTTTCTTCTGGCCCGTTGTCAAATAGACAACTTGGGGGGTATCCAGCAAATCCCCGGCATTCCCGTTTCTCCTGGGACGGCCAGCCCCTTCCCGCTTACCACCGATGTTCTTCTTCTCCTGCTCTAACTGCATAACCTCTAATGTCTCCATCATCATTCCTCCCTTCCCGGAATGCCGGGAAATCCCTTGTTAGCCAGCATTCTCTTATTCTGTTCGATAAACTTCCGTCGCTCCCTCTTCTCCTCCTCGGTTGCTGGTATCATCGAGATTGAGTTCTTTTCTATTGCCAACCGCTCTGGCCGGGTGAGCCTCCACTCACGGAGCAAGTCTGCTATCGTTGGAAAGTACTTCTCTCTTACTACCCACGAATGGATAGCCTTTGCTAGCTCCATTTCTGGTATCTTCCCCAGTTTCTCCATGTATATGGAAACAGACTCAGGGGGAAACTTGAATCCAGGGAAGGCTGAAGTCAACAGGATGAGGTTCTCTTGAATGGGCGATAATTCACCCTGTCCAGTTTCGCGCAATGTTAATGATGTTCGAGGTTCCTGGCCCAATGTTGGGTTTGCTCTCCTCGCTGGCTCCAATTTCATCCTCCCATCTCCCCTGATTCAACCAAGTCGCCGGATATGGGGTGTACCGGCCACCATCTAGCTGTCCTGACGCAACCTGGGCCCTGACCGCCCCCAAGATCGCCCCAGCCCCCGCCTCAAGGACGGCTTTTCTCCACCGTTCGTGTGTGTGCTTCTTTCCACCCGCCCGTCGTGGATATGCATTCCAGAAATCCTCGAACTCCTTCAGGTATGCCATTATTTCCTCCCCCTTCGTACTGAAGACGCACCCCTCCTCCCTTGATCCCTGCATTAGTAGGAGCAGGGGCATGAATGCTTCTGAGGCGTATCCACCAGATGGCCGGTTTCGAGGCCAATCGCCCTGCTTGAGGGATTCGGACCCTCAAAATATGCAGTATTCTGGCTTCTTGAAGGGGCCGTCATACTCGGACACCCTTCAGGACCGGGAGCCTCCCGCTATCAACGGAAGTAAGATTCCCGCCTCAAGTGGACAGTTTTAACTGCTGGCTTTTGTCCAGGCCAGTCGGATTTGTTGCCGGTATCTCAGGTTCCGAGTGACCTGAGATACCGGATAAAAAACAGCCCCCGAACTCCGGTGTATTCCCCCGCAAAAGGTATATGTCACCGGAGCCGAGGGCTGTTTATAGGCCATCATGCTCACCGTTTGCGGGGTGCTTCACGATCATGGTCGCAGATCTTTCCGTTCTTGTCAAGGGGGTTGGGTGGCCGTAATGGATTTTCACCTTGGATTACCCGTGGGCCATGAGCCCCCAATGATCCGGTGATTGATCCACTCGCACACCTCCAGCATCCCACCAGCGCACGATACGGAAATCAGTAGACTGGCCGATGCTACCAGGACTCCGAGGGTTACCTTTGCCATCGGATGGCGGGCTGAGAAGAACATCCAATAGTAGGCATTCCCCGCTCCGATGGCAACGGGAGTCAGGAAGTAGACGGACATTTCGCCGATGGCAACGACCCAGTTGGCGATTTCGCCGTCCCACCACGGAGTCGTCATCTATCCCCCTGGGTTTGCCCGTTCCATGAAGGCATCACGATCAAAATTCTCGTAATCGTCTTCAAGGATGTCGGCAACCCTTTCTGTTATCCAGTCGAGAGAACTTATATCGACAGGACTGCCTCCCAAATGGTGTAACATTACCCTCTCTTCTCTCAGTATGTCTGCGAACTGTAGGTGAAGGCCGGGGCTGAAGTGGTCCTTTGGATTGAGGCTACCCATTAAGATAACTGCCGGGGTATTGAAATGGAAATCTCGGCCCCCGGCCCCTTTCCATTGATTGCATGGTAGTACTTTTCAATCAGGCCACTGACGACCTGTGAGTCGTCGTGTAGTATACCCGCACCAACGAGAGCGTCGAGAACGACCTTGTCGAGGTTATCCCTGTCTGGCCGTTTGGTTGAAAAGACTGGCCCCCCGGGATCTTTCTTGCGACAGAGACGTTTTGGCCTTTTCATGAAAAAGGTGACATCCACACGAATTGGCGTGGATGGGTCTCCGATGGGCTGGGGACAGTTCTTTTTGGCCTCCCAATGGATTCTTTCCTTGAATCCATCGGCGGTTGAGGGTGTGTAGGCGTGCCCGCCCTTTACGACTCTTATCCTGGGTTGGGCCTTTGGTTCCCCAGAGACCCAGATCTTGGTGACGAGAGACCACTCCGTTATAAGCATATGGTATTCCTAATTCCTGTTCCAGAATTGTCCCGGGGACATGAAGCGGTGCAGTACCAGCAGAGACAGACAGGCCATTTCAAAAAGAAGGACCGGGGAGTATTCCCCCCAGACCTGGATGGCGTCCCTTCTTGCAAGTTCGCATGACAAGAGGTCTGGTCCCCTTGGGACAGGCACTGTCATTTCTTATCTCCAATTCGGGTGAACTTGGTTGACCATCCCCGAGAAATCCTTGCGTCTTGCGCGGGTTTGGGCTTGAAGAGACGCTCGGTTTCTTTGCCTTCAATCACCCAATCGCCAACACTGACCAATTCCACGCCCTCGAAGTGGTTCTTGAGAGCCTTTTCAAGGGCTTCGCATTCCGACTTTTTCCCCTTGAGGAAGTCTAATAGGTCTAATTTAGTCGCAATTGCGGGTTGGTCCAAAACCGATATTTCCTCCCCGATCTCCTCGGACCTGGGTTTCTGCGCCTTCAGTGTCGAGAACACCTGTGGTTTTCGAACACCATTTTCTACAAGCCAGCGGTGTGTGTCCAGGAATTTCAGGAATACGCCGAGGTCATTGGCCTGGACGCTTCCGTCCCCGCCTTTGTCCCACTGGTGGACAGAATAATTCCCATCGCTTGTTACATGGATGGAGATGCGTGAGTGCTGGTCAATGTTGGTTTCCTGCCCCTCTCCGAACGCCGAGAGGTAGGCGGACATTTGCAGGGCTTCGAATGCTGAGACCGGCCCGGTTTTCAGGTCAAAGATGGCGGGTTTCCCCTCATAGGAACCGATTCTGTCCAGGCGACCAGCAAATCCGTGGTTCCTTGAGCAAACGACCATTTCCATCTCGGTGTAGGTAGGGCTCTTGTCTTTTATGAAGCGGTCGTATCCGATTACATATGGTCTCCAGCTAGGATGGAGGGCTTCAAGATCAACAACAGGCTCTTCCGGTTTCCCGCCGTCCATGATGAAGGCGGCTTCGTGTACGGCTTCTCCTCGCCGAGCGGCTGATTTGAGGGTTTCCTTGGGTATCCCTGAAGAATCAAACGGGAGTACCGTGGTAACAGACACCAGATTTCCCGGCTGATAGTATCCTTTATTGTCACGAACCAGATCTACCATCGTGTCTTTCCTCCTTCTCGGCGGGGAACAATTCGCTGACAGGTACGTTCAGAATTTCAGATAACCGCTTGGCTGTGGAAGGGTCGGGATCTCTTGCGCCCCTGACAATGTGGCTCAGGAAAGTCTCGGGGATTTCTGCTTTCCCGGCTATTCTCCATTGAGGGATGCCGGACTTCAAAATGGCCAACTTCAGTTCGTACCGCATGGTCGTTCTGCTAGAGAACTTATTCCTCAGATCGCGGTGCAACATGGTTGTCCTCCTTTGGGCCCCGGCCAGGGGAAGGGCTATCTGTGATGAAATAATGCTCGGTATCACCACTCCTGCCCATACCCCTGACCGGGGTGAAGGTGTGTGTTAGAACGGCAAATCGTCGTTTGGTTCAGACGGTTGGTTATCTCCCCCCTCGGATTGGAGGGCAAAGCTGTCCCGGGATGGGGTCAGCACGTTGCTGCCCGGTCTTGACGCAATGGATTCTGCGAGTCCAGGGATTTTGGCTCGCTCCTCCCACTTATCCAAAACGAACTGGAGGACATTAGTTGCCCCCTTGCCGAGGGTGATTGCCTCGCTCCCCGTGCATACGTACACGGGAACGGAGTCCACCTTGGACGCTCCGTCGTTTTGTAACCAGAGGTCATGCATCTGATTGAAGCTCATGGTTGCGCCCACCGAACAGGCGCACCAGGGCACGATTCCCACGCGCTTCCCGTCCGAGCCATTCGGGATGGGGTCGGTGCAGAACAGGTAGACCTCGAACCCGATTTTGAACTCATGTTCCCCCAGCGCGGGCGGGATGTTCGCCGCACCAACACCGTTGTCGAAGTAGAGCCTTCGCGGGGGGCCGTCAGACGGGAAACACAGATGGAGTTGCCGGGTGTTCGCGATATCAGCCGCGAATCTCACCGGGTACTTGAGTTGCGGTTCTTCCTCCTTGTTGAGCTTTACTTTCAGGATGCCGACGCGAGCGTCGAATTTGATGTACGGCTTGGTTTCTCCGTTGTAGCCAAAGTCTAGGGCCATAGCCCCTCCTCCTTATTGTGGGACTTCCAGGTGGATGTGATCGGTCTCGTCTAGCGCGTCGAGATCGAGGCGGCGAGCCCGTGACACCATCGCTTGCCGGTTTGATTCCTCCATGTTGTCGAGGACTATATCGACGGCTAGGCCCGCAAGATGCCATGAGCCCTCACTGCCGCCTACCTCCCTGTTTCGCTTGTGGGACCGGAACCAGGAGGTTACCGATCCCGGGTATATCTCCAGCAGGGTAACCACCCGCTCGATGAACTCCGCTCTCATTGTCTCATAGCCTCATAAGTAAGAGGAGGAGGCTCGCAATGCCTACCGAGGCAATCCAGAGGATACGAGACGAGTTCCTCCTGGTGAATAGCCGGAGCCGTCTCCCTGGCCTCCTCTCCTGGTGTGCGATAGACCGTAGCTGTGCTATCGACGGCCTCTGTGGTTGCCTGTTTTTTACCACGAGGAGAACGCCTTCTTCTTGGGAGGCTCCGGCTCCGGCTCTGGCTTGCTGGCATCCCAAGCCCCTCTCGACTCGTTCCATGAAGCGTCTTTCTCCGTGGAGTGAGAGTTCTCCGGCGGAATCACAACCTCCCACATGTTTTCGAACTCATTCCATGTGGCCTGTAAATGCCCCATGTGCTTGATGCCGAAGGCCTTCCTGATCCCCATGAAAGCGATTATGCGGGTGGAGTCCCTGCTGGACACCTTCTGCATTTTCAGGGTATTCCCTTTCTTGAAGGAGAGTTTCCTGGAGTCGATGTCGTAGTAAACATCGATGCGATCACCGAGCGAGTCTGTCAAGATTCGCCCGAACATTATATGGTTTGCTTGCAAGGATGCAGTTCTCGGTCCTAGCATCTCAGGAATCCCCTTTTTTGTTGCATACTTTTCTCTCATGAGACACTCCCGTTTTTTGGGATCGCGATATCCCAGGTCTTGTGGTACTCGTTCCAGTCCGCCTCAAGTCGCCCCATGAACTCGAATCCAAATTCAGCCCGGACTCCCTTGATGTAGATGGTCCGAGGCCCTGCGCTGGGACCGCTGGCGGTGAGGGTGCTTCCCTTTGCGATGGATAGCACATTGCTCTCTCTGTCGTAGTAGAGATCTACCATCTTCCCGATACTAACGGCGATTTTCGGGGGGATGCGTAGGTACGTCTGCCGGAGACTGATCCGGCCATCGCTTTTGTTCAGATCGCCTCGATTAGGCCCCGGGGCCAGTGTGTACTTTTGTCTCACTGCTCTTCCTCCCTTTGATTGGTGGGCACAGCCGTGTGAAGGCTGTCCAGATCGCCGGAGATATCCGGCAGTGGCCGCTTAAAGCGTTACGCACGTATCCTGGTGACATCCGGCAAGCCAAAGCGATCATCTGGTATGTCACCTTGCCTCCTGGTGCCTTTTGCCTCCTTTCTTTTATCTCCTTGACTGCATCCATTGTTATGTGTCTCTTCATATGCCTCCTCCTGCTCGGGTTGGCCTTCACATGCACACGCATATAATATATTGCATCTCCACAGCATCGAGTCAAGTGTTTTTTTGATTTATTGCAAACCGATGAGCGCAAACCGACGGGCGCAAACCGAC